TTCACAATTTAGCCCCCCGGTTTGATAGAAAATTTCAGTGGTGCGCAGTGCGCGTTGGTCGTTTGCGGGTTCTCGACGAACGGGTCGAAAAGCCAGCCGATGTTGACGTAGATAGAACGTTTCAGAATTGGCACTCTGACAATCTTCATCCACTGGAAATAGTCGCCACACTGTGCAGTAAAAGAAAGCCCTGAGTGATCCGGATTGCGCCTGTCTAGCCACGGATTGCCGACTGATGCAATGTCTTCAATGCGGTCAAACTTTGCCGACAGCGGCCCGTATATCAAGCCGTAGGCACTATTGCGCACAAGCCAAAGCACTTGCCCCAGATATGACTTGTAGGCTGGGTAGTGAATAGTCTGCCAGCCCTTGTCACCGTAAAGCGAATTGTCCGGCGTCTGAAACCATGAAAGCCAGCTAGGAAGCCGTGGCTCTATCAAGACTGCATTGTTGTTGTCTGAGTTACCTATGCGGCTAGTCGCAAACAGCGGCAGGATAGGCGCTATCAGTGTGGCGAATACATCAACAGAGAAGTTGACTAGTAGATAGGCTAGATAGCGTAATCGACCGTTACTTTGCGGTGTCAATCCGAGGTAAAGTAATACGAACGGCAAGGCACAGAGATAGAGCGCCAGCAACAGCGTTCTGGCGAATAGCATGAAGGGGTAGTCGAGAATTTTCATTCCAGTTGCGCCCGCAGTGCTGCGATTTGTGCTTCGATTCCAGCCAGCCAGCCGTTATCCGTGCCGAGGATGGCTTCGCGTTTTCTGCGTTCGCTGATGGTGGCTTCCAGCGTGGCGATCTGTGACAGGATCAGCGCGTTGCCAGTGATCGGTGGCTGATCCTGCAGCCCGAGCCTGCCGTCCCCATCAGCGGCAATGAGCTTGCCTTGCGACTGGCCTTCAAGCAGCGCAGCGTGTTCTTCGGTGGTGATCTCGACCGCATCGGCAGGAATGTTGTCGCCGTGAATTTCGCGGGAGTAGAAACCGCCTGTGGATTTTGAATAGAACATTGTTATTTCTCCTTAGTAGCCAATCGACAGATATGCTGCGCTCGTCGTCCCCGCCGAATTGATCGCGAAGCTGACGGTCGTATTTGATGCCCCTGTGGTCGTGATTGGGGTCGATGCGGTAGGGCTGGTTGCCATCGTCTGAAGAGTCGCATTCGGATAGGCAATCGGCAGCGTTGCGGTCGCCGTTGATGACGCAACGAACGACACCGTACCCCATTGAAGAATCAGTCCGTTCGGCAGCTTCTGATAACCATTTGAAGTCTTGGAGTTAGGGAATTGCCCCGGCGACGCGAAGCCGAATGCGTTCCACGGTGATCCGCCGCTCGCGCTCAAGGTGATGGAGTCGCCGGGGTTCAAAACCATCGTGTTTGCCAGTGTCCGACCCGCTCCGGCGGTGTTGCTGGAAATGTTCTCCGCCGCGTTACCCTTGACCGTGACAGCAACGGAGGACTGATTCACGATGTTCATGTTCTTACCGACACCGACACCAGCAAGGGTGGGGAGGGTAAGGATTTGTCCAGCGGTAGAGCCATAGAAGACGTACAGCTTGCCAAGGTCTGTGAGCGAAAGGGTTGCGGTCACGTTCCCGCTGTTCAGCCCGGCGAAGTTACCGACGGAATCGAGCGGGGGCAACGGACCGAGAATAACCAGGTCAACTCCATCATACTCAATATCAGCAAGCTGGTTAGCAACTATGGTTGCAGCGATCTTAGTTCCTGTGCAGTCGTATTGCTTCACAGACTTGTTTCCGAGACCCGCAATGTTGATCACGTCACTGCCTGCACCAGCTGCGTGAAACTTAACCCGAAGGCGCAAGTTCGCACTTAGTGCAGCCGGGGCGGGGATGGGGGTGAGCGTGAAGTTAGGTGCCGTGCCAGCAGTGGTGAACGCAGTAGTCAGCTGGAGCTGGTCGTCGCGTCCGTCGGTGCCCCACAGCTGCCAGTAAGCTGTGGCCGTCGTGGGGTTCTGGTTCGTACTGGTCTGCAAGGCCCTGTATGTCTTCCCGTTGCTGCCCATAACTCTGGCGTTGACCGGGTAGTCTTCCGTCGAGTCCCACACTGGGATGCCCATTTGCATCAGGTACCGTACGCCTTGGGCGAGGTATTTCAAAATCCAGTTGAACCGCTTCCGTGAAGGCGGGACATTGGATAGCGGCCATCCGGCTTGAATCTCGGCGTTCGTCGGTTGGAGAACGTCAGCGCCCCCCGCCGATTCACCCCAGGCCGGTAGCACCGTTGGTTTGGTGTACTGTGTCATTGCTTAAAACTCCTCTGCGAAAATGCCTCCGGCCGACGAGTCGTCGAAACCCTTAGCGGTTGGTTGATCATCGAATCCAAAGTAGGAGTCCGATTGAAAGGTGACCACATTGCTTACCCGAACCCCGTTCGGTCTCGGCAGTAGGTCCAGTGTGGAGATAAGAGTCTGTTCGATAAGCGTGATGTTTCTACCGATACCGACTCGAATCTTCATGCCCCCGACGTCTTCCACTACGTTGAGTGCGCCTTGGAAGATATACTGCATGCCCGCCAGAATATCTTCGTTGGTTCCAATGGCGTGATTCTTAAGAATCTTCGCCCGAATAAGCAACCGGTACTCAGGGTCACCGAGTACTGAGGTTGTCGTGTAGGGTTCATCCTCATCGCGGAACCGAGCCCCGATGCCCGGGTTCTCCTCTTCCCCGAATCGAACCCCGCCAGACGTATCGTCAAACCCGAAGAACGGGATGAGCAGCGATGCCGGAATGTACCGAGAGACCCCGACAATGTCGCCTATCACGTCCAGGTTGACCCCTTCCGAGGTGTCAATATCCGTGATTTGCTGGACTGACTGAAGGGCGTCTTCGATGTTCTGACACTGAGTCGCCAGCTTGCTAAGTGCCAGCAGAAATTTCGTCGACTCGGTGTACTGGGTGGCTACCCGCTTTCTAGCTTCGTCGGCGTGCATCATACTTCATTCACCACGATTCGTGAAGGGTCAATGCTCACCAGCTGATCAAAAGCAGCGGTGACGTTCGCCTCGGTTGTCGGGCCTGCGGATGTACCAACCCAGATAGACGTGATGTAGTGGTTTGGTATCGTATTCGCAGGGGTGTAGAGTCGGCTGTTGAGCACGGGCTCCCCGATTGTCAGAGTCAACCCGTAGTTCGTCAAAGCGGCCTTGATTCGAGCCGTTCCATCAGTCGGGTATCCTGGGCGCTTCGTGACGTTCACCACAATGTAAGCGTTCACGTAGGTAGGCCGAGAGAACTTGACCGTCTGGGTGAAGCCCTGGGAGTCCACCACAGACTGCGAAAGAGCCCCGACCATCGTAGTGCCTGCGGTCTTCTTTTTCCAGATAACCGCCGCGATGTCTGCAGCCGTTCCCCCCTCAACCACTGCGTAGATACTGTGGGGAGCTTGACCGTTCCCGTTGACTGCGTCTGAGTAGTTCTCGTAGACCCGCGCCACTCGTACGCCAGACAGGTTTGTGATCGCCCCGTAGACCGCGTCCAAGATACACTGGGCAGGAGTATTTGTGGCGGCCTTGCGTCGAATCCGCAGTTCCTCATCGGTCTCTTCAGTCTTACCCACCACAGCAGCCAGTGCGTTCGTCGTGGTGAACCAACCATAGATGGGCGTGTCGATCTTCGTGAGTGTTCCGGCACTGGCGTAGGTCGCAGCCATAACCGTGCACTTCGCCGTTACGGTTGCCAGCCCGTTGCCGTCGAAGATAACGTCGTTCTGGGTCGCCCAGGTCGTATTGTCCACAGTGGACTTGACCAGGCTACTGGCAGGAACCGTGACCCCCGGCGTGCCTGTGAGGGATAAGTCGGCAGAACTGTATGAGCCTGCTTGACGACGAATACCGTTGAACTGCACAACCCGAGAAAGTGCCACACCTGCAGCCGTGTTTGGGTTGAGGCTGTTGTAAGTATCTTCAGCCAGTTGGTCCAAGTCACTAAGCCGCTCGGAGAAGATGCCCAGCAGTTGACCGTCCAGGTCATCCGGCTCGACTTGAATGTCACTGCCGAAGATGCTTTGGTAGTCTGCCTTGAGCTGGGCCAACCGTTCGTCTAGTCGGGTTCTGAGAAACCCCAATGCTGATACTGTTGTCATCGTGTCACCTGAATGTTAACGGTTGATCCATAAATCGTCGACACTGTGCAGTTGATCGTGAAGCGGCGAGTATCTCGGTTGAGTGATGCACTCCAGTTTGAAATGGAGTCCACCCCTTCGGTGTCCAAGATAGTTTGCTTCAAGACCGACTCCGCATAGTTGATGTCTACGGGCTTGGTTGTAATCTTCTGCAGATAAGGCACTCCGGCATCGGTATCCAGGAACCACTCGCCTTGAAGCAAGTAGAGCCTGGTCTTGACCTTTTGTGCCACACCCTCTGCATCCTTCGCGATGTTTCCCAAACCCCGACCGAAGGTCATATCGTGGTTTGTGTCGAGTCGTCTTACTCTCATGGGTTAGGTCCTTGTGTGGTGGTGCCTGTCTCATTGTGCGTATGAGTAGAGCCGATGTTCTTGCCGTTGCTGCTGATTGTGCCACCGCTGTGCGTAAGGTTGCCCGACATCGTTACACCACTACCTCCGCTGACAGCCATGCCGCCTTGCACCGCGGCCTGCCCCGTCTGCGTACTGGTGCCCGTGCGATTCAAGTTTCCCGTTTGAGTGTTGTTCCCTTCATGGACGATGTTGCCTTTGATGAAGATGGTTCCGTTCGTCAGCTTGATGTAGGTAGAGCGGTCGCGTGTGCGGAGCTCAGCCCCATCGGTTTGAACAGCGCTCAGCTTTCTCGGTTGGCTATTCACTCCCACTTGGGCGAAGGCGTCTGACAAGTCATGCAGCCGATACTCTGCAGGAAGTTGAACTCCGCCATTCGCGTGCCAGTAGTCGATGCATCGCTCACTAAAGAACAAGATGCAGTCGTCCCCCTTCTTCACGGGAAAGGTCAAATAGAAGTCCCCGCCTCCAGGAAAGGCCACGGGAACATCCACACAGACCGGCAGGGCCACCG